CTCCTACCCCATCTCCTACCCCATCTCCTACCCCATCTCCTACCCCATCTCCTACCCCATCTCCTACCCCATCTCCTACCCCATCACCAACTCCTGGACCTACTCCTGGACCTACTCCTACACCAACTCCATCACCAACTCCTGGACCTACTCCAGGACCTACTCCTACACCAACTCCATCACCAACTCCTGGACCTACTCCTACACCTACTCCATTTCCTACACCTACTCCATTTCCTACTCCTACTCCATCACCAAATGATTATATAACTGTAAATGAAGCTATTTTAGCGTATCAAAATAATTGGAACATTCAAACAAATAAAAAAAATGGAAAACAATTAACAATAAATCATAATAAAACATATTTAGCAGATGGTGATTTAATGCATTTAAATAATGATTCATTTATTTTTGGTAAATTTATAGGTAACTTAAAAATTCAAAAAAAAAATAAATTAATTTTTATGTAAAATATTTTTATGTAAAATATTTTTATAAATTTAACTATAAAAATATTAAATTTTATTAAACTTAAAACGTAGAACAAAAATTAAATAAAATTTATTATTTAAATTCTAGTTCAATTTTATCTTGTTTTTGTTGTTGTTTTTGTTCTGCTTCTTTTTTAACTCCAATATTTGTTTTAAGACAAATTCCTTTAATATCAAATGCACTGTTAACATTTTTGTTTCTTAAAATAATACTAGATAATGGCACTTTTGACTTTATATAGTCTTTAAATTTATCACCCAATATATTCATTTCATTTATGATAACTTTATTTTCTTGTTTAAATTTTTTCCACAAATCAGTAGATGTAACAATAATTTCTTCAGAAGTAGTTTCAATATTTTGGGTCCACCAATCATCAAAGAGAGAATAATTAGAGTTGACAATTTGAGTAGTTTCAACATCCAATATTCCTTTTAATTCATCATCCATAACTTGAATTAAATTTCTTGTTGCATTCATAGAAGTATTTATTTCACGAATTGTTTTACGAATATTTTTAACTTTGTCAATAAATTTAAAGTTTTTTTCTCTCAATTTAATTAATTCATCTTCATCAAAATTCACATCTTCTATTAATTTATATAATTCTTTACATGTAAACCAAACAATTCGTAATATTTTTTTAGGATCATCAAACTCATTCAAATGATTAATATAAACAATACATTGTGTAGTATTAATCCATTCGTACATAATAGGCGCTTTTTCATATTTTTCAATAGATGTATTGAGAGAAACTAACCATGCAAAATGTAAATGAGTATTTTTCAACAAATCTGTTTTAATTTTCTCTCTTTGATCAATCGGTACTTTCTTTTTATAATTTTTTGCATCAACCAAAACATCAAATTCTTCAAAATGTAGATGAAAATCACCTTCTCCTCCTTGTGTATGTTTATCAATTATTTCAAATCCTTTAAAATCCAAAAATGTTGTTGCATATTCACTAAAAGTTTTCTCTCCTTCAGAACCTTTATGAGAAGTACTTTTATGAGATTGAACTAATAATTTTTCATAATTTTCATTCATTTTATCTAATTGTTTATCTTTTTGTTGAAGTAAAATATCAAATTTCTCTTTTGCTTTATCTATTTCTTTATTTGCAAATTCATTATTTCCTGATTCAAATATTTTTAATTTATCTAATAAATCATTTACTTGATTTTCTAATTTATTGATTTGATTTTCATAAAATACTTTTATTGTTTGTTCCATTTTTTTTGTCATTTCTTTTTCAAGTAAAATATTCATTTCTAACTCTCGTATTTCTTCTTTTGATTCATTTTTTATTTTTTCATAAATTTCTTTTTGAGTAAACCCAGCAACAGCCTTACGACCTTCTGATAAACAATTACTACCTATTTTTAACATTAAAAAATTCTCTTCTGGAGTAAAACTAGTAATTATTTCTGGAATATTTATTTCATCTGGAACAGATAATATAATTGATTTCATTTATATTATCTTATAAATATGTATTTATATAATATTAAAATATTCATTTATTATATTTTTATAGTTTTGCTCCACTTTTTTTACACCTTTTCTCATTTAAAACGCCCATTTTATTAGGCATCTTAAATGAGAAAAGGTGTAAAAGTGGATTTATTCAATTAACTCCATTTTTGCATATTCTTTCAAATCATATTTAGAAATAGTTTCTACTAATAAACCATTAGCAAAAATACCATAATTTGAAAAATAATCTTCATTTTCCAATGCTAAATGATAGACTGTATAATTGCCTGGTTTTTCATATACAGTTGCACGATCATCTGTACATGCAGGAATACGGTATTTTTGATCTGTTACAAATGTGTCACCATTTATTTCAATTACTTTTTCTCTTTGTTCTTCTGAATAAAAACAATTTTCTAAAATAGCGTGACAACCTGTAATAATAAGATCTTCATTTAATTCAGGATATTGCTTTTTGGAACATTTATATAATTGATTTTTAATGCGTTCTTTACTTGCAATATGATTAATATCTCTCTTTCCAATCATATAAATAGGTTTGTAATAATGTTTCAATGTTTTCACCAAATCTCCTTTTCTCAAATCTTGTATAGGACAATATCCTTTATTTGTAAGAATTTTAGAATCATAAAGAAAACATGATATTGTAGGTGTAGGTATAGGTGTAGGTGTGGGTGTTGGAGGTGGTTCAATAACTAAAACTAATAAACCTACTCCTCCAACACCACCATTACCACCATTACCACCATAACCACCACCACCACCACCAATACCACCATTACCACCCTTACCACCTGCAGCATAAGCGCCACCACCACCACCACCACCAGCACCACCATTACCACCGTTAACGTAACCACCACCACCACCACCACCTGCACCACCATTACCACCATTACCACCACCACTACCACCACCACCGCCACCACCTAATAAACCACCTGCACCACCATAAGCATTTTGACCTCTAGAAGCACCGCCACCACCACCACCTGCACCACCAGGAAAACCATTCATCGCTTCATTAGGTCCACCTCCATTACCACCATTAGGTCCACCTCCATTACCACCATTATAAGAATAATCACCCCCTGAATAACCATTACCTCCAACATTATTAAAACCACCACCACCACCTGCACCAGAATATAATGATACAGTATTAAAACCACCACCATCACCACCATTATGACTATAACCACCACCACCACCACCATTATAACCACCATTACTATTATAACCATTACCCCCAGCACTACTTAAACTCACAGTTTCATAATAACCGCCACCACCGCCGCCACCATAAAAATAAGTATATCCTAAAGAATTATCTACAAACTTTTTTCCTACACCTGAATCAATATTAGAAGCTGCGTGAGTTGTACCTGCATTTGCTATATAACTTCCAAATGTTGTTCCAGTAGCGCTTCCACCAATACTTATATTATAAGGTGATGAAGTTGCTGTAAATGTTGATTTAGTATAACCACCACCACCACCACAATTATTTCCACCTCCACCAACTAAATATGCAGTTACAGATGATCCAGGATTAATTGTAATAGAACCAGTTGCATTAGCATAATCACCTATTCTATGAAAAACATATACATTTCCTTGATTATAATAATAATTACCAGTTCCTTGACTAGTAGTTAATCCGTTAAAATAAGTTTTATTATTGCCACCGCTAGTTACAGGAAAAAGAACAAAAGGATTGTTTGTTGTTTGAGTAAATCCTGAAATAGTTACCATTTTATTTATATAATAAAATTATAATAAAATTATAATAAAATTATAATAATTTATAAACATATCTTATTTCAAAAATATTAAAATGATTTTCATAGCATTTAACCCAAAAATTTGGTTGGAATTTATTTAATACATCATGTATTGATTTTCTCCAAATTACATTTATACAAGAATTATTATAATAATTATAATTAATAATTTCTTTTAATGTTAGCATTTTTTCAAATACATTTATATTTAAAACTTCATCTTCACTGTCACTGTCACTTTCAATGTCACTTTCAATGTCACTTTCAATGTCACTTTCAATGTCACTTTCATTATCATTTTCATTATCATTATCATTATTTTCATTTTCATTATCATTTTCATTATCATTATCATTTTCATTATCATTTTCATTTTCATTATCATTTTCATTATCATTTTCATTTTCATTTTCATTTTCATTATTGTGATTATTTTTACTATCTTCATTACAATTATTGGAAGTAGTAATATTTTCTTCTTTTGTTTTTTCATTTTTTGTTTTTTTGTTTTTTTTATTTTTTGTAAATTGTAATTTACTTTCATTATTAAAATAAATAATATCAAATGTAGGGTTTTCTTCTAAATAATTAATACAAATATCAGAATAATTTTCTGAATCAAATAAATCATCAATATTTTTAAATGTCAAATATTCTGTATCGGAATTTTCAATAAAAATATTATATAAATTAGAAAATGTTAAATCAAAATTATCAATATTTATAATTTTTATATTATTATTAGTTTCATATTTTTTTAAAAATTTAATTTTAGATTTTATTTTATTTATAATAATTAATTTTATATTTTCTATACTACTTTGTTTGTTAAAAACAGATATATAGTTTTCAATATCATCTTTTTCATTTTTTAAATAACATAACCAAGTTAATTTATACTGATTATTATTTTTTTTTAATTTATTAATATCATAAATCATTTTAGTATTAAATAAATTTAATGAAATGTGTGTTTTATTCATTTCTTTTAAATATAAACTAGCGTTTTTAATTTTATTTAATAATAGATTACTGTCATTTAAAATTAATAAATCGTTTTCATTAGTAAAAAACAAAGGATAATTTTTACCTAAATATTCTTCATGAGATGGTATTTTTTTTAAAATAATTGGAGTATTAAATTTAATACATTCCAATATAATATTACTATATACACAATCAATCATATCACAAAATATACATGACTTTAAAAATATTTCAATATAATTTTCATTAGGTAACTCTTGAATTATATTTATATTTTTATCTCCAAAAATATTTTCAATTTTTTGATAGTATTTTTCTTTTATTAAAATATTTTTTGTAAACTCATTAGAAATTTTAAATTTAAAAAAACTATTAAAATTTTGAAGATTATAACCAATTTGATATATTTGTTTATTTTGAATAAATTTATTAATATCAAAAAATTTATTTGTTTCATTATTATCAATTGGATGATAAATTGATAAAATTTTATTTTGCAAAAAAGGGTATTTATTAGATATATAATGTTTATGATAATTAG